TGGAGAGGTGGCTCTGGGTCATGTCGAGCCGCTCGGCGAGCTGATCCTGGTTGAGGTTCCGGAACTCCCTCCATTGCCTGATGAAGGTGGGCCGGAATCGGTTACGTGGGAGCGGTTTCTTCATCCCGCCATTGAAAACAGGTGCCATTTCAGGTCTATCGGCTGCCGGTGATAAAATCACTTGCGGTGATTATCACCATGGGTTATAAGGGGGCATGGCAAAGCCCGATAAGACCCATCCGCTCTTCCACTGGCGCAAGGCCAACGGCAACCGATCGCTACAATCGGTCGCCGATGAAGTCGGTTGTACGCAGTCGCACCTTTCCGAGATCGAGAACTGGAAAAACGAGCCGTCGCTCGAACTCGCTGCGCGTCTTCACACGCACACCGGGATCGACATGAAGAAGTTCGTGAAGATAACGGAACCCGCTCAATGACGCAGGCTCACCCCGTTCCAGATATGCACGCAAGCGACGGCCTTGCCGTCGAGCGCATGACGCGCGGCGCGGTTGCTTTGCTCGGCGCCTGTCAGGGAACAAATCAAATTCAACTGCGCGCCGGCATCGATCACCCAGCCGACGCAGCGCAGAACTCCGTTCACCTTCCGAAAGGCGCCAAAGCCATCGACGTACACGGGCTGCAGGTTGGCGGACTGCGCCAACAGTTCTTCGTCGGACATGAAACCCCCCGGCATCGGCAGGTTTCAAACTATGACAGAACAACGACGAGGTTGCATCAAGATTCTGTCGGGCATCCGACAAATGTGATCGGACGGTCAGGGGGGCTGACCTGATGAACGTAAACATCACAAACATTGCGAGGCGATGATGCATTGGCGCAGATCCATGAGCGAGCGCGTCGGCCTTGGGGGCTTAAGCACCGACGCGCCCGCTACACTCGGCAATTACGCACCGAGCGATTCCATTTTAATTCCTCCCGCTGATCTTCCTTTCCCACGCTCGAAGCTTCTCCAAGCGGTGTTCGATGTATTCGCGCTCCTCGGCGCGTTTCTTCTCGTCAGCGCCACGGGATGCGGGATCGCGTTCGCTGTGTTCGTCCTTCTTTTCGTCAAGACCTAGATATCGCGTCACGTTCCGGGTGGCAGCCTGGAGCGAAACAAAGCTTAGCGGTTCGTTGTCGTTGTCGTGTGTGCCTCTAGCCATGGTCTCAACATGTCAGAGGAAAAAGCCAAATGCTGGAGAAGTCGTCCAAAATGAGCGCGCGTGAAGCAATGATCACCATGGCGGGAAGGCCGCCGATGCACGGCGAACTGCCGAGGTGGCTGTCCAGGATTGCCATGGCTGCCGGCATTTCATTTCGAACGGCACGGTCATTGTGGAACGAAGAAATTACCGACCCAGAACATTTGGCGGCCAAAGCTGTGCGGCAGCAGGCCGAAATTGAAGAGGCAAAGCGCGATGCGGCAGTTGTTGCGAACTTTTTTAGTCGGCGCGCTCAAGCGCTTGCCAACGTCGATCCGGATTTCCATCGGAACGAGATTGATGCGTTCCTCGAAGCGGCGCGCGCTCTTAGCAATCGAGATAGCACCTGAAATCATGGGGGATTGAATGGAAGTGCACGTCAATTCGGTGTGGACGGACGCGCAGGCCGATGTGCTGATACGAATGCTCGCCACGGGTAGATCATATGCCGAGATCGCGGTCGCGCTGAACCAGCAATTCAACACGAACTATTCCCGCAACGCAGTATGCGGGAAGGGGTTCAGGCTCCGGGTGAAAGCCCCGCCCAAGATGAAGGCCCCGCCAAAGCCCCGCAAGCGGGATCGCGAGCGAATCCAGACCGTCAAGCCAGCCCCCCGCGTTGAAGAGATCCGGCTGCGCTGCGCCGAGATCGAGCCGCGCCACCTCACCCTTGAACAGCTTGAGCCGAGAGACTGCCGCTACCCATTCGGGGACGGCCCATTCACGTTCTGCGGCCGGCTGAACGATGAGGTCAGTTCTTATTGCCCCGAGCACGCATGGCTATCGAAGATGAACGCCCGGTCGAACACCGAGGCTGTGACCGAGGCCCGCGCCAGGTGGATGCGCCGGCTTAACTTCCGCAAGACGCTTCTGGAGGTCAGGGCATGAGGAACATCGCACATCAAATCGTAGAAACCGCCGCCAGACTGAGGGCAGCCAAGCCCCGCTCACATCTCCGGGTGAAGCTGGAACTGGAATTGCGCGCGCTGATCGTGAAGCAGCTCAAGCGCGAGATCAAGCAGGATCGGAGGGCGGCATGAAGAACGCTCTCCCCAACGCATTCCTTTCTGCCGAGCCTCCCGCGGCAGAGACGGCGCCGGCATCCAATGATTGGAACCCTGAGGATGCCGGCGCTACCAATCATATAGGCGAAATCTTCGTCGGCGCTCTCAAGCTGGAAAGCCGCTTCGTGCTTGACGAGCAAGCCTTCATGGAAGCCATCGAGCCCCCGCCGCTATTCCTGCAGAGGGCGATATGATCGAACGGCTGCGCCAGTCCGTTCTGACGGCAGAGCTCGAACGCTACTACCACTGCGGCTGGGCATACATCATGCCCGATTTCGACAAGCCCAACCATTCATTGGTCGAATGGCTGAGCGACAAGATGCCAGTGTACCCGGCAAACCGCGTTCCATCACCACCAACCGAGGATGCACATGCAAGTTCCGGGCGACAATCAGCTTAAGTCAGTCATATCCAGGATCAACACCCTGGAGGACGAAAAGAAGACCATCGCGGACGACATCCGCGACGTCTACGCGGAGGCCAAGGGCAACGGCTTCAACCCAACCGCCCTTCGGGCGATCGTCCGCAAGCAACGCGCCGACGCCAAGAAGGCAGCCGAGCTTCAGGCCGACGTTGACGCCTACATGGCCGCATTGGGGATGACCGATTAGTGGCGCGAATCCGTACCATAAAGCCGGAATTTTTCCGACACGAAGCTTTGTACGAAGCCGAGCGGGAAACTGGTCTGCCATTGCGCATTGCCTTTGCCGGACTGTGGACGGCCGCAGATCGGGAAGGACGCTTCCGTTGGTCGCCGCGGCAACTCAAGCTCGATTGTCTGCCATACGATGACGCGGACTTCTCACGCGTGCTCGACGCGTTGATGACGCGTGGCTTTATCGTGAAATATACGGTTGAAGGTAAGCATTACGGCCATATTCCGAGTTGGCAACAACACCAAGTCATCAACAACCGCGAGAAGCCATCAGATATTCCTGACCCAAGCAATTACAAAGACTTGACGCGTGAGGCACGCGTTGATGACACGTCACCCACGCCACTTAAGCAATTCCAAGTGGAAGGGAAGGGAAAGGAAGGGGAAAGGAATAATTCAGAAGCTAAAGCTTCTGGCGCTGACGCGCCGCCCGATCCTTCGATTCCCGAACGCGAGTATTTTGTTCGAGGAAGGGAAGTGCTTGGCAAGGGGGCTGGTGGCCTCATTGGAAAGCTTTTGAAAGCCAAAGGCGGGAACGTCTCGCTGGCAAGGGCCGCGATCGAGCAGGCTTCCCAGAAGCAGAACCCGACCGAATACGTGGCAGCGATCTGCCGTGGTCCGCCGGCAGCCAAGCCGACGACGCATCACCAGCAGGAGCGGCAGACTGGAAGGGATATCCTCGATGACATCGGTAAATTTATCAGCGGCGGCAGCGGCGAAGCAAATCCTGGGCTTCTACGACACGATCCCGGCGATGGACCCGAAAGCGTTCGCGGCCGGTTTGGTGGAGATCTTGTCGAACTATCCGCCAGCGGTTCTGGGAAGGGCGATTAGCCCATCTCGCGGCTTGGCCGCTGAAGTGCAGTATCCGAACCTCGCCAAGTTCAAAAAGCATTTGGACGAATGGCAGGAGGAATTCTATACGGAACAGGATCGCATCGCGCGTGCAAGCCGTAAGCGGTTACCTGAGCCGAAAGTCGATCCGGAAGCCAAGGCAAGGATTGCGAAGGGGCTCGATGAATTGGTAGCGCAATTGAAGCGAGGGTTTGTGCCGTCTACTCAGGCAGAATAGATGCAGAAAGTCATCTATTATCGCGACAAATCAATCTAAAACGGACATATCTAGACCATGAAGGGCAAGAAAACGGGCGGTAGACGGAAAGGTTCGCCGAACAAGACAACGGCGCTCCTGAAGGATGCTGTATTGCGAGCTGCTGAAGCTGCAGGCGGAGAGAATGGGATCGAGGGCTATCTGGAAATCCAGGCCAAGATCAACCCGGGGCCGTTTATGGCGCTGCTCGGCAAGGTGCTTCCCATGCAAATCACTGGCGCAGACGGCGGGCAGCTGCAGGTCGTGGTGCAGAAGTTCACGGGAGAGGGCGAATGAGCATTTCACATTGGGGTATGTTTTTCGGCGTGATGGAAAGTTATCAGGATGCTTTCCAGCCATGGATTTATCATGCTCGATACCGACCGATCGAACCAGAATTATCTGTACTTTGGTCATGATCCTCACCCCAGAACAAGCCAGCGAGATCGTCGGCGTTCCAGCCGTTCAACTGGTGCGCTGGGCCTATCTCGGGCAGGGGCCGAGGAACTCAGGCACGAAGCACAAGCCGATGTTCGACGAAGATGATTTAGCGGAGTGGAAAGATGACCTGAATAGCCAGGTTGACACGATGCTGAGACGGCAAGGATTTCGTTTTTAGTGCCTAGGATCATCATCCCAGCGAACGGCTGGCGCCCTCGTCCCTATCAAATGCCGGCATGGACAGCATGGGAAAAGGGCATCAAGCGGTCGCTGTTGGTTTGGCATCGACGCGCAGGAAAGGACGAACTGAGCCTGCAGAAGTTCGCAGTTGCGTCACAGCTCCGGCCGGCCAACTACTGGCATTGCCTGCCGCATTATGAACAGGCACGGAAAGCGATCTGGGAAGCGGTCAACCCTCACACCGGAAAGAAGCGCATCGATGAAGTATTCCCGATGGAGATCAGGAAGCGCACTGACAACAGTTCGATGGTTGTCGAATTCAAAACTGGTTCCGTCTATCGTGTGGTTGGATCCGATAACCCTGATAGTCTCGTGGGGGCGCCTCCTCTCGGAATTGCATTCTCCGAGTGGGCAATTTCTAACCCATCCGCTTGGGGCTTGCTTCAACCGATTCTTCTCGAAAACGGCGGATGGGCCGATTTCATCACGACGCCAAGAGGACGCAACCACGTCCACGGCATGCTCAAAATGGCCAGAGAGCGGCCAGAGACGTGGTTCTCCCAAGTCTTGACCGTAGACGACACCGGCCAGGTAACGCATGAGCAGATCGCTGAAGCCAAGGCAGGCTACGTCTCGCTGTTCGGGGAAGAAGCGGCTGAAGCGCTGATACAGCAGGAATACTGGTGTTCGTTTGAAGCAGCTATTCTGGGATCGTATTACGGGAAGGAGCTAGCGCGTGCCGAACAACAAGGACGAATCACAGACGTTGAACCGACTCCTGGAGTTCCTATTCACACAGCTTGGGACCTCGGAGTTGGTGACAGTAACCCCATTTGGTTCTGGCAAGCAGTTCCAAGTGCTGCTGGGCGAGGGCAGATCAAAATTATTGATTATTATACAGCCCATGGATACGGAATTAAACACTACGCAGATGAGGTCAAACGACGAATCCACTATTGGGACACCGAAGACCGAGCCCGTGGAGGGGAGGGCTTCAGACTTGGAATTAATTACGTACCGCATGACGCGACAGTCAGGGAACAGGGCTCTTGGGATGCAGACACCCTCAAGGCTAAACAAAGAATAGAGGTCATGGCCGAGCAGTTCGGTCAGTCACGCGTCAAGGTCGTCAAGCAGCACTCGATTCAGGACGGCATTTCAGCGGTTCGGCAGATCCTGCATCGCTGCTGGTTTGACGAGACACGATGCGCTAATGGGCTGGAAGCGCTTCGCCAGTATCAATCCGAATGGGACGACAAGAAGAAGAAATTCCGTGACGAGCCATTGCACGACTGGACGAGCCATCCTGCGGACGCTTTCCGGTATCTCGCGATGGCTTATCGTGAGATCGTGCCTGTTGAGCCGCAAGGACAGGACAAGGCGATCGTGGTTGGCGGGCCTGAAGCACTTCCACCGGGCATGCAAGGTGTTACGATGGAAGACCTCTGGAAAGAGCGCAAGCGGATGAAGCGCCGCAGGATGTAATGGAACGAACGGAGTCTGCATGCGTTTCATGAGCCTTCCCCACCCAAGGAGTTACTGTCATGACATCCGCGACAGACAAGGCTGCAAGCGATAAGTCGATTGCAGACAGCAAGGCCGCAAGCGACAAGCTGGCTGCTGACAAGGTGGCGGCACCCAAGACCGCCAACGAAGTGCTGGCCAAAGTGAATGAAGATCACGATTGGGATCCGGCGCCTGAGGATCTCAATACGACCGGCGGAATCCAGAAAGCCCTGAAGCGCAACAGTTCTGCCATCCAGGCGCTTGCGAACTTCATCGACGGCAAGCGTTAGCCCCTATACAAATCAAAACCGCCTCGCATAAAAGATTCTCGCCACTATGCGAGGCGAGAAATGCAGCAAAAATCAGACGCCGAATGGCTTGATCTGTTCCAAAGCGGGGAATGGATTCCACATGCCGCGATTGCGGACAATGCCGCGCTGCGCAAGCAGATGGCCGAGCATGAAGCCGTGTTTTCGGTCGCCAAAAACGCCTACCGCATCAAGTCGGCATTCGCGTAAATGGCCGAAAAGCGCGACAACGAAGACAGCCCGGAACAGTCTGCATGGCAGCGCTGGAATGACGAGCTTGAGCTTGCCCGCAAAGCCAAGGGTTTCGACCAATGGCACACAAGGTCAAAGCGCATAGTCAAGCGCTACCGGGCTGAACGTGGCGATGTTTCCGAGAACTCGGACGATCTTGAGGGCGCGCGGTTCAACATCCTCTGGTCGAACGTGCAGACGCTCATGCCGGCGCTGTTCGCCAAATCGCCCAAGCCGGTTGTCGAGCGGCGCTACCTGGACCGCGATGATGTGGGCCGCACAGCCTCGGTCATCCTTGAGCGCACGCTGTCCTATGAGCTGGACGACGGAACATATCTCTCTGCTCTGAAGAAAGGCGTGCTGGACAGGCTCCTGCCGGGCCGTGGCGTGGTCTGGATTCGGTATGAGCCGAAGTTTACGCCGATGCCAGGGAAGACGCAGGAAACATCTGACGGCGGCGGGGAAAGCAGACCCGCTCTTAATGGCAAGCCCGGATATCCGGCCAGCGATATGCGGTCGGAGACGGTGAATGGAGAGAAGGATGGGCTGCCCTTGCCGGCTGAAGGCCCACGAGCTGGAGTAGCGCCCAGCCCGTCAGATGTGCCTCAAGAGCAGGTCGCCGACGAATCCGTAGTGGTCGATTACATCGACTGGCGCGACTTCATGACCTCGCCGGCAAGGACGTGGGAAGAGGTCTGGTGGGTCGGCAAGCGGGTCTACATGACCCGGAAAGAGTTGGTGAAGCGGTTCGGAGATGTCGGCAAGGAACCGACGCTGGACTGGTCGCCGGTCGAAACCACGTCGTCCGCGGTCGGCCAATCGACCGAAGGCAACACCAAGCAGCGGCGGGCCAAAGTCTGGGAAATCTGGGACAAGCAGGCCCGCAAGGTCTACTGGATGGCCGAGTCCTACAAGGACAAACTTCTTGACGAGAAGGATGATCCTCTCGGGCTCGAAGGCTTCTGGCCCGTCCCGCGGCCGTTATTCGCCACGCTGACCAACGACAGCCTGATCCCAATCCCTGACTATGTGGAATACGAGGACCAGGCCAACGAGCTCGACGACCTGACCACGCGCATTACCAATCTGGTCAAGACGATCAAGACATGCGGCGTTTACGATGCCTCGGTCGGCGAACTCAAGCGCATGTTCGAAGAGGGGTTTGAGAACGAGCTCGTCCCCTGCGACAACATGGCGGAGTTCTCGTCCAAGGCCGGCGCCAACGGCATGGGGCATATCTGGCTGCTGCCGATCAAGGATATGGCAGCAACCCTGATTCAATTGTACGACGCGCGGGAGCGGACCAAGCAGGTTCTGTACGAAGTCACGGGGATTTCGGACATCGTTCGCGGATCCTCGCAAGGCGGGGCCAAGACAGCCACGGAGCAGCGCATCAAGGGGCAATTCGCCTCGATGCGGCTCAACGACATGCAGGCCGAGGTTGCCAGGTTCGCGCGGGATACGCTGCGGATCATGGGCGAGATCATCGCCGAGCATTTCGATCCGATGACGCTGTTTGAGATTTCCGGGTTTGAGCAGTACGCCAAGGAACAGTGGCCGCCGGAAATTCCAGAATCCCCACCGATGGCTCCCATGATGGGCCATAACGGCGGCCCCCCACTCGAAGCTCCAGCCGCAGTTGCTCCGGCTGTTGGCGCGCCCGTCCCCGGTCCGGCATCCTCATCCGGGGGCGGGCCGATGCCGGGCATGATGGCGCCGCCGCCTGATCCGAACATGCTGGCAATGCAAAAAGCCTCTGAAATGTTCCAGAAGGCTGTTGCACTGCTACGGAATGACAAGCTCCGCGGCTTCCGGATCGATATCGAGACGGATTCGATCGTTGAGCCCGATCAGCAGCAGATGCAGGAAGCCCGTACCCAATTGATGGGCGCGATCTCTCAATTCCTGCCACAGGCGATCGAGGCCGGCGCGCAGTCCCCGGAACTGAAGCCATTGCTGGCCCGCTTGCTGATGTTCTTCCTGCGCGGCTTCAAGGCGTCCAGGGACATCGAATCCGCGTTCGAGCAGTTCATCGACGACATGACGCGGGATGCCGCCAAGCCGAAACCGCCGCCGCCTCCGACGCCTGACCAGATCAAGGCGGAAATGATGCGTGAGCAGCAGGCCAACGAAAACAAACGCATGGAAGCGCAAGCCCTGATCGACAAGCAGAAGGCCGACCAGGACATGGCCATGAAGCAGCAGGAATTCCAGCTTGACCGGGAGAAGCAGGCCGCCGAACTGCAGATGGAACGCGAGAAGATGGATATCGAACGGCAGAAAATGCAAATGCAGTTCGAGCATGAAGAGCGGATGATGGGCCTGAAAGAGCGCGATGCCGCGCTGCAGTCGCAGCTCAACGAGCGGACCGCGATGATCAAGGCAGAAGCTGAAGAACATTCGGCCGATGTGAAAGCCGAGAGCATCGAGCATTCAGCCGAGATGCAGGCGAAGGTGGCCGAGAAGAAAGCGAAGGCGCCAGTTAACGGAGCAAGCGCATGACGCTAGACGATCTCGGGGAGATTATTGATTTGACGCTGAAATATCGTCGCGAAATAGGAGAGCAGTTTACTGCAGACGTTCGGGATCGGGCGATGTTGGCCGCCGACTCGGCGCGGCCAAATATTCTGGTCGATTCGCTCGCATGTGAAATACTGCGATGCAGAATCCCAAATCATCAGTGGAGCGGCGCAATTGGCTAAGACAGGGACTTGGGTCTATCGCAACGGGAAACTGGTGCCGAAACACTTAGCGCCCCCGAAGCATACCGGCCGCGTGCGTGGCGTCATCTCCGACACCATGGACGCGCTAGTTCACCCCTGCACGGGGCAGATGATGGACTCGAAGAGTGAGTTTCGGAAAGTCACGCGAGCCAAGGGCGGCGTCGAGGTCGGCAACGAAAAGCTTGTCGACCGCCGCGTGGCCACTGGCCTTGACAGTGAATCACGACGCAGGGACATATCCATCGCGATGGAGCAACTTGGTTTATGAGCATCGTCGATACCGTCAAGCGCATCTGCATGGACGAAGCGAAACGGCTCAACGGAGCCGAGATCATCGCGCCGCTTCCCGTGTGGGACAGCACTGGCGGCTCGATGGGCGTGCAGATCAAGGCACCGAAGCAGATGGGCCCGCAGGCGTGTGAAGTGATCGGCGGGTTTACGTTGACGTTGAACGAACTGAAGCAGGCCAATGCTATCCGGCTGAAAGCCGCGTGTGCCGTTGGATGCATGCTACACGACGTTCAGGTGCAGATACGCCCGCTGCAAAAGCTAAAGGATGTCGCGCCCGAGGCGCTGTTAGGGAAACCGCATGCCGATTGAAGGCGAACTGACTGCACCCGATGACTCGCTCCGCAGCGAGATTGAGGCCGCGTTTGGAGATGAAACGCAAGGATCATCCGCCGAAACCAGTTCGAACGACGCAGGAAATGAACCAGAACCCTCCGTGGTGGATCAGGTATCATCCGCCAATGAGGCCGGGAAAGAGGCATCTTCGGATGGGCGGCAGCGCGGCCCGGACGGCAAGTTCATTGCGAAGACAGAAACACCAGCCGCTCCCGAAAAGGTAGCAGCGGCACAAGAATTACCGTCCACGGACGCAGCGAAGGCAAGCGAGGTCGCCGCTCAAACGGTCACCAATGCCCCTCCCGCTGGCTGGACGGCTGCTGAGAAGGC